AAGCTTAGATCAGTTAAATCAATCTCACAGCAGCATCAATCCTGGCTTTAGCGATTGCAACATACTCAGGATTCATCTCTGCGCCAAGGAACCTAAAGCCTTCAAGAATTGCAGCCTTGCCAGTGCTTCCAGACCCGGTGAAAGGATCAAGAACAACGCCACCTGGGGGAGTCACAAGGCGGCAAAGGTAGCGCATCAGTTCAGTGGGTTTGACGGTGGGGTGCACGTTTTTGCCACCACCAGTTCGACCTGCGCCCGATCGGGGATTATTTAGCCCAGCCGAACCATCAACGCGGTCTGTCATCTCCCCAGGTGTTGCTTCAGCAAACCCCTCTAGCCCTTCATCCCGGTCTTTCTTGCTCGCCTTAGCGCAGTAGAAAAAGCGGGCGGCAGACTTACCCTCTTCACCAGGGAACAGCCCAATCACCTCTTCGCTCCCGTCGTGGATCAGATTGGCAGGCCATCGGCCTAAATCATTGTGCTCACTTGCCGTCAAATTGGTGCCTTTTCCCCCGCCCAGTATTGCGTTCGGTGTTCTTGGTGGCCGAGATCGGCTTCTTCCGTCATCAGTCCACACCCTGCACCCATCCACGTTGATGGCACCCGTTCCATGCTCCAGCAAGTTCGCTGCCACCGTGCCAACCAGCGGCTTGCGTGCCACCGTGATCGGCTCCAAAGCAGGTTTTAGTGCGGTTCCCCAGCCTTGCCAGTCATCCTTTAGATTGAGCGACTTCGGAAACCCGCTTCCATAGACCCAAGCGATCATGTCACGAATCTCAAAGCCTGCATCCTCAATCCTGACCGCCATCCTGTGCTGGGTTCTAGTGCCAGCAAACGCCAGCAGGTGACCGCCAGGCTTTAGGACTCGTAAACATTCCTTCCAAATCTCGACCTTTGGAACATCATAATCCCACTTCTTGCCCATAAATGACAAGCCATAAGGAGGATCAGTCACAATTGAATCAACGCTGTTGTCTTGAAGCGTTGCAAGTAGCTCTAGGCAATCGCCTGAGTGAAGTTGATAATTGTCGTTTTTCATGTTAATTCGTTACATACTTAGAGCAGTCAAAGCAAAATCAAGCGCAGCCTTTAGGTGCTGGTAATTGTCCAGAGGAACCATCAAGCTCCCCTTTATCAATTTGATTTCGTGCGGCTTTAATTGCTTTTCTGACATCATGCGCTGCAATTCGATAAATGCTTCCGACCGCTGCGAACTGAAGGTCAGCGTGTCCCGCTTCGTTTGGCCTTGACCCTCCTTTGATATGTGACATTCCATAATAATTCTTGGCGTCTCGATCATAGGACTTGGCCAAAGCCTCCAAGTCACTGAGCAGACTGCTTAATACGCTGTTCACGCTTCTTGGCTAGAATCTTTTCGCGGTTCTTCTCATACTGCGCTTTGCTGTAAGCCTTGCATCCCTCAATATCAGCCTCACGCTTAGCCTTTTGCTTGGCGAGAATCCTTTCCTTGTTTAGTTTCCAGTAGGACTTCATGTAAGCAATGCGCTCAGGAGTCTTATGGTATGGAGTTTTTTGGGTTTCAGTTGACATTGGTTTTGGGTGTTTATGGTTGATATTACAGGTGGCCTGGTCGTTTAGGGTGGTACTTTGAAACTAGCTGAACGCCATCCCTGCGGACGGCAATTTTCATAATCGGCTGATAAAAAGCAGAGTCTTTGACCTTGCACAGCTCCTTTTTGCCCTTGTACTCGACCAAGATGATGTTCTTATTCGGGTAACGAGCGTGCAAAACAACGGCAGTTTCCTCATTTGCCAGCAATTTGTCTAATTCTGTGCGGTAAACAGGGCTTTGTTCCACAGATTGTTCCTCATTACTAACTTCCTGAGGCTCAACTTGTTCTGGAATCGCTGGAATCGGTGCTTTGTCCATCTTCTCAGGTGACATAGCCTTATTCCAGTCTTCAAGCTTAAGCTTGGCAATTCCAAGTTCACTGACAAACCACCATGGGCCTTTCTTGAACAAGTATTCTTTTCCTAGTGGCTTGAGCAAATCAACAGCCTGCTGCGGGTCTAGCTTCATTTCATACGCAACATTGTTAAGGTTGCGTCCTACTGGGTAGCGTCTGGCGTTTTTCTTCATTACAGTTAGTCACTTTGGAGAGGTTTAGTCAGGAAGCAAGGGAGACTTTTAGGTTCTACATACAAAGCAATTGGAGGATCATCATCTCCCCACCATCTAGCGGCACTATCTTTGACTTCCTGGCTCAAAGCTCGATTGCAGGTCGTGAAGCTTCCGCACTCAACGGCAGTGCAGAAGGTGCGGTCTAGGTAGGTGAGCATTGCTAACGATTGTTCTCAATTAACTTTAACAACTCAACTGCAAGCTGGTCTCTGCCATAAAAACAGTTGTCGCAGCCGCAACCCTTCCTCCTTGGCTTAGGAGGTTCTTGGCCATCCTTGGTGTTGTACCTGCTAAACGGGTTCTCAGGGTCATAGCAGCAAAGTTTGCGCTTAACTTCTTCGATGTTCATTGCTCGCTAAGTAGCTCTAGCGTGAACGCTGCCAATCTTGCTGTCCCAGTCTCACAAGCTTGGCACTGGCAGTCTCTGCCCATCGGTGGGTAATCCTGTTGGTTTGCAGCAATCTTATTGCTGAACCAAGGCGATCTTGGATCACGGTAACAGAGGCATTCGCAGATTTCGTCTGTAGTCATGTTGGTTTCGTTGTTGGGGGTTTGGGGGTGTTGGTGTCTGCATTGGTGTCATCCCCAATATGGGTTGTGACACCAGTATGGTTTAGGGTTGACTTTCCCACTTGTTGAAAACCTTTAAGAACGCCTCACAGCGTTGGGCGGCGGATAATGCCTGCGGGTCTTATTCAGACTCAACTTATATTGCAGAATCCTTCCATTGACGGAGCTTCTCAATCTCGGCCTCATGCCAGACCACGATGGCGCGGGCAAGCCGCATCTCGGCGGCGTTGATCTCGCCAAAGTGAAGGCGGATTTGGTCGTTGGTCATGGTTTCAGGAATGGTTGGAGTTTGGAGATGGCAAAAGAGTGATAGCACGAAGGCTTGTGTCCTTTAGAGATATGTTGGAAACATTCCTGACAAATCATCCCCTTAGAGCCGCCATTAAACTCGCAAACCTGCAACATTTTATGCGCCACCCTGATAGCCTCGCGCATGGCGGCGTTCTCGCGTTCAAATTTACGACAAATATCAGGGGCAATCGTCTCGCAGCCTTCTCTCGTCGTCATGCACACGTTTGCGTCAGTAATTGGCGTGTCACTCACTTCGTCACCTCCTTTCATACCGAAGCCCTCATAATCCCACGGCCCAGTCGTTGATTTATCGGCCTCCACAATGTGCTGTTTGAGTGCGGCTTTTAGTTCCGATAGTTCTGATTCTTGTTCTTGTGTCATGGTGTGTTTGGTGTGTTGGTGTTGGAGGTTTTGATCCCTGCCGCCGCGAAAGTCCTCCAAAACTTCAGAGGCTAAGTGCTCTTTCGCGCTTCGTCGTCTCGCCTTCGCAGGATTTCTCCCCGGTCGATCCGGGACGATTCGGCCAGCACAGGCACGGCAGGAAAATTCTGCCACCGATTTAAAGCCTCGGTAGCCAGGGCTTCGTGACTACATCTTGCCTTTCTTGCCCTTACCCTTGGCAGGCATAGGCTTAACAGCAGGTTTAGCAGTCATCTTGGCAGCGGCTTTCTTTGGCATAGGTTTGTCTTGGTTTAGGTTGCTCACTGTTGAGTGAGTAAACATCCATTAGAGTTGAGTCAGGAAGCCGTCAAACGAAAACATGAAAAAAGTTTATTCATACCAAATTAGTCTGAGAAGCGACAAGGCTGAACGCTGCATTATCCAAGCTATGGCCTGGTGGACAAAGCAGATCGGAGTTCAGTTTGTCGAAGGTAGAGATCAGCCTGACCTGCTGTTCTTCTGGAAGGAGCATACCAAGTACCCTGTGAAGATCGCCAGATGTGAGCCTGTTAATAACGGAAGCAGGACAGTCCACTGGTTGACATTTGATCCTAGAGTCAAATGGGCAACAGGAAGGATTGGCCGTTTCCTTGGCCTAGGAGACGATTTAAGGCTCATTGCGGCTCATGAGGTAGGACACGCACTAGGACTCAGCCACAACGATTCTAGCGAAAGTCTGATGAATCCTGAGCCAGTTAATCTAAGACTGACCGAAGGGGAAAGAGGGCTTTTGAAGAAAAAATCTGAGGAGAGGAATGCATAGCAAATTTTCCGCTTCGCTGCTTCTTGACCCCCTCCACCCCTACCTATTCCGCTAAACCGTTGATCCTCAACAAATCCGACTTTGTACTTTGTATATAGTATGTAGTTATTGCCTGAGCCGGCTATTCTTACTTCTATTCTTACTCGTAGGCAAATCACCTACGCTGGCAGAGCTAAAGCGTTCTGGTGCAACAGGTCAGGCAATCGAGCGGATGGAACTCCTAGTTCTAGCCAGGGTATTTTGAAATAGACACGGAGGCACGATGATGGGTTTCCTCTGTGCTTTGTCTATACTTCTGCCTCTCCTTTCTCTCTCAACTACACTGCTGTTATGTAGTATGTAGAAGGTAGTATGTAGTATGTAGAAGAATCCCTTCTCAACTCTCAGGTTCAGCTTCCATGAACTCTCCTTCAATCACCAATCCTTCACGCTTTAACAGGTCTGTAACCTGTTCATGGTCAATCTTCAGCCTATGCTCAACCACAGTCTGAGGCTGGTCATGCAGAGCAGCAATCTTGTCCACGGCAACAGCAATTGCAATTGGCAGACTGGCCAAGGGAATATTATCCACCTCATCAACCAGTCGCTTTGATCCCTTACTAACGAAATGGCTAAGAGTGTTCGCAGTAGTTTTTTTCCAGGCAGCAATATTAAACTCACTATCAGCGTCTTCCGCAGAATTTCGCAATGCTGTTACGGCATGAGTGCTGACACCGTATTTTTCCGAAACAACTCTAACCCCAAGACCTTCTTTTAGGTCTTTTATTACAGCTAGTCTGACTTCTTCAGGCAATCCTTTGCCAGTATGCCTGCCTTGCTTAGTCTTGAATCTCTCGTCCATTTGCGTATAAATGCGTTTTAAGCCTTCTTACCCTTCTTTCGCTGTGGTTTATCAGCCTTTGGTTTAGAACGCTTCCTAGGCTGCTTTACTGCCCATTTAAGGGCATCCTCGATCATTCGCTCATAAGCTGGGAAGAAAATCTGATCAATGCACCTCACGATTTGCTCCTCTGTGCCAGACGAAAGGGCAAAAGAGACTCCTGAGATGCTTAGGGCTGCATGAAGCAGTTCATGCCTAACAGTAGTAAAGAACTCCTTATCATTGCCAACCAGATCGGCGTTAATGTGGATCGTGGCTTTGTCGTGCTCATAAAGTCCGAAGTCTTCCATGCCTTCGACAATCCTCAGCTCTACAGGTTGTCCAGCTACCATCAAGATTGCTTTATTGTCCATGGTTATTTCCACCTGTTAAGTGTGAGCATTGCACCGATTAAGCCGTAATTTGCCAGATCAAGCCAAGAGTCCAGCAAAGGTTCATTCTTAGCCTCGTTTCCACTCTTTAACAGATTAGCGATCCTGGCAGTCTTGTCATCGCACCTGACCAACACTCCGATCTGGCCATGTCTTGAAATGTTCTGTGACCCGTAGTCCTGCTGCTTGCGATCTAAAGTCTGGATGTTCTCAAGCCCAATCCTGAGAGCCTCTAGGCCAATCTCAGTCTGTAGGCCAATGGCGTTGGCAATCTCGTTCAGCATTTGGTCAGTCAGCATATGGTGTCTCCTTTTGGTAGTCTAGCCAAGCTTCCAGTGCAGCGTATTTGGCGTTCTCCTGTGCTGGAGTCATTACAGGGCATTTGCACAGGGCAACGGAAAGCTGCTGTGCAATAGCCTCAGCCTTCTCTAGCCTGTCTTCTAGCTGCGCCCTGGTCATACTGCACTCTAGCGCAGGCTGGCAGTAGTCAAGGCACAAAAAAACCCAGCGGGTTAGGCTGGGTTTAGTTGAGTGTGGAGTAAAAACCTCCGATGGGAAGTTGTCCGTGTTTGTGCGTTATTCAATATCAATACAGTCAAAAACAACAACTGCGTTTTTTTCTTCGTCTGATAATCCCTTCCAGATAGACTGTCGGGCATCCTTCTCGCTGGATGCAACGATAGAAGCCTCTTTGTTCAAGCCTTCAATGAAGAAAGTATATTTGTTCATAGTGTTGTTGTGTTGTTGTTGTTGTTTCGCTGACGACCTCATAGTAGTTGAGTGTGGAAACATTGCAACAACAAAATGATTATTTCTTTTGTTTTCTTGTAGAATGCTCATTTTCAGCGTTTTCTGACTGCAAAAACTTGTAGGATTTGCCAATGAACCTGAGGGGACATTCCCAAAACCGTTCTCCCGTACGGTTTTTTAGGCAAATTGCAGTCCTCACAGAATCATCACCTTCTGTCTTCTCAAGCTGAATGATATGGTCAGCATCCTGGCCAATCGCTCTTGACTCTCTCAACTGTCCGTTGTCGTTAAGTTGGGAAGCGGTGAGAATAGTTTTTCCGCTCCTAACAGCAGTGCGCTTAATCATTCTGCTGATTCCAGCAACGATTTCCTCACGACTTCCCTTTGTTGGGCCATCAGCTTCCATCAACTGGATATAGTCAACCAAAGCAATGTCGCAGTCACTTTGCTCAACATCAGCGAGAATGTCCTTAGCTGACGCTCCATGCGTATCAACAATGGTTGCCTTCATCTTCGCAAGCCTTGCGATGCTAATACCAAAGGCATCGTAGTCACCACGATTCATAAGTCCACGCATCACCACTTGATTGTCCAGTCCTGCATCACTACACAGGATTCGATAAGCCTGCTCAAGCTGGGTCATTTCAAGCGGGTAAATCCTGACGCTTTTACCCTGTGCCATTGCAGCTTCGCAGAAGTTCTGGATCAGAGTTGATTTGCCATCACCTGGCTTTCCAGCCACTACCCAAACCCTGCCTGGCTGCATTCCACCAGTCTTAGCGTCAATCATGTCAAAACCTGTGCTGATGCCTGGAAGTTTGCCACCAGACTCAACTCGCTTCTGGATTTCATCAACCAAGTCAGCGCAAAGAGTTCCTAGCGTTTTGCTTTCAAGCGGCTTGCCAACTACCTTTCCTGCGCCTTCAATTGCTTTCTCTGCTTCAAGAATTAACTCTGCTGTTGAGTCCACAGGAAGCGTAACTGCCTTGCTGTAAATCTCAGCGGCAATCTTGTAAGCTTCAGCCTTGCGTTCCATCTCAGAACGCATTCTGAGGCGATTCAAAGCCTCTTTGAAGATGGCAGGACTGGCGAACAGGGTGAAGACCTCGGTGAGCCTGTAAGCACCTCCAATGTCCTCAAGAATGCCATCTGCTCGGAGCTTAGCCGTGATGCTTATAAGGTCAGGAGGAACCTGAGCATCAATGCTGGAAGCGATCTCCCTGAAGATGGGCCGATTCATCGGGCTGAACATCTCAGCCGAAATGCCGTTAAGTTGTGAAGCGTAGCGGTCTGGATGTTGAGCAAGGATGCTTAGAACCAGGTCTTCGTCTGTTTTGCGTAGGTCGTTTGTCATAGTGTGAATAGAGTTTGTTGTTGAAAGTGTTTTGTCCATTGGTTTGCCATCGCTTCTGCAATTCCAGAGAATGTCTTGGAGCGTTCCTTCCATCGGTCTGGACTTGGAGGCATCAAATGGATTCTATGTTCTCGTCCTTCCACAATGTTGGTTGGTTGCAGCTTTGGAAGCCCCTTTAACCAGAGGCAAGTTGCCTTTGTCTCACCATGACCAAATTGCCATGGTTGAATCACCTGATCTGGTTTTCTCCACAAGGAAGACATGATGCAAACTGGATTCTCAATCGCAATCCTTGGAATTGGAGAACGAGCAAGCTTCATAAAAAAGCTCACTGCACTCTGCTGCCTTCCATCTAATCGCTTTTCTTCAAAGTGCCTAGCCCCACTTACGCTCAAATGAGTGCATGGAGGATGGGCAATCATAATGTCCCATGGATAATCAATCACATCAAACAGATCGCCTTGATAATGTGGTCCAGGAACATCAGTTGGGAGCAAATCGCAAGACATGGCTTCATGGCCTAATGCAAGAAAAGCATCTCTCACAGTTCCGCTATATTCGCAGGCAACCAGCACCTTTAGTTTAGTGTTCGTCATAGTGTGTTTCTCCAATCAATTTTAGGTTTGTCTAGTGCAGCTTGCTTTTGGCTAGGAAGCCAGCCTTGTCGTTGCCAAGAGCGGAAGGCAGCTTTCCAGCATTTGATCTGCTGGTTTCCTCGCTTCCATCCTCCAGCTTCCCAATGATCCCACATCACCTGGCCATCAGATCGAGTTGCGCCAACCTCCTTAGCGTAGTCTTCAACTTCTTCCATGGTAGGTTTTATGAACCTGACTTGAGGCTCATCACCAAAAAGAGATTCCTCTTTACTATGGTTTATGGTTTCTGGTTTATGGTTATCGGTTAATGGTTCTTGGTTGGTTGAACTAGAATCCAACGCCTGTTGAACGTCCGTTGAACGCCCGTTGACTTCTTGTTGAACGCCAGTTGAACAAGCGTTGCCTTTTCTTTTTGCTGCTGATGCTTTTCCAGCAATTCTAGCCTTCTCGATTTGGCCTTTATATGTAGCAATCTCAGCGTTACATCTATCGCTTTCCCATCCATTATCAGTAAGAGTAAAGAACTCTTTGAGAACGGTTTCCGTGGCCTTGCGTTCATCATCAGACCTAGCGCAAATCTTTCGGCATAGGTCTTCAATGCTGGCAGTTAGTGGAGTTTCTGTGTCGTAGTAAACATCCATGAGTCTGCGATAAACGCCATGCTCAAGCAGTGTCAGGTGTACTGTGGATTTACAGTAGTCTCCGATGTTGTGTTGGTAATAGAACATAAGCAATAAAAAGCCCCCCTTGTGTCAGACCCCACAGGATTAACCTGTGGCACAAGGGAGGCAAATTCGTTTAGAGGTTAGGATGCGGTCTGAAGACATCCACCCACAATTTCAGCCATGAATGCTGCGTGTCAAGTCACTGGGCTGGGTCAGGCTTTCTGAACTGGTCGTAAGCTTCCTTGAGCATATCAACGGCATCTTCCTTCTCAAGACTGGTCTGAATTAACACTTTAGTCTTTCCAGAAGCTTTTGGAATGCAGCAAACGATGATGGCTCCGCAGTTGTTCTCGGCCATCTCGTCAAGCACATCCAGGCCAAGTTCGCGCATATCAGCGCACAGTGCGTCAAATTCGGTTCTCATAGTGTTTTTGGTGTCTTCGTTTTATCCTTTCTCTCTTAACCTCTGCGTACAGCGTAGAATCGAATTGGTCAACTGCCAAAAGAGCGTATTCAATCGAGTTTATGACCTTTTCGTTTGCATCTAGGTTTTCCTGTAGCTTCATCCTTATCATGTGCAGGTGAGCCTTTACCGTCTCTTTGTTTACTCTCACTGTTGTTGTTGTGTGTAGAAATTAGTGGCTGATTGGTTTCCCGAATCAACTGGAAGAAGTCATTTGCACTGATGACGCAAAGCCAGTCTTCACCGTTACGCTTGTGAGCTACCACAGGCATCTTTGAATCTCCTGCATCTCTCTTGGCTTGCTGCATCCAATCGTAAGGGTTTCCACGCTCAACACGCTTCACCTCCCAATGAATGCCTGGCAAAGAGTCACAGATTACATCTGGCGAGTCTGCTCCGCCTGAGAACTGTTGGCCTCGTCTTGCGTCAAAGCCTTCGTTTCGCAACTGGTCGCGCCATTCTCTTTCGCCTCTTGCTCCTTTCTGTCTGCTATTGATCGGCATCGGAAGATTTGGTCGAAGTTGGATTCGTACTTTTCGAGATTAACTGGTCTTGGTTTGTCTCCCTTTCCTGCGCTCATAGGTCTTCGTCGAGGTCGTAAGGTTCGATATGGTCTGGAACCATTTGGTCAATCTCGCCAAAGGTAAAACCCATGGCAAGCAAGACTGCTCGGAAGGTTTCAACAATGACCTCCCTATCATTGGAGAAAACCTCGAACGAATAAAGGCGGTCATCTGAACGATCAACGGTGATTTTTAGCATGGTGATTAAGGTTTGAGTGCTTCGTAAATGTGTCTGCTGACTTTTTCCCATTTGCTCTTAGGCTCAGACGCTTGACGCTGATGCACCTTGAGCTGTTCTTTGAGGTTAAGGATTTCCTGTTTTAACTGGCGATTCTCTGCTAACAGGTAAGCTGAGTTAAGGTCTTCGATTTGCATAGTGTTGAATTGGTAGAGACTGCTGGGCTAGGTTGCTTCTTGGCTAGGCTTGCGGCAACTGGTGACACTATAGGGACAACAACGAACCCTTGCCAATACCACCCAGCAGTCTCAAAAGGGTTTAGAACGGAATGCAATCTGAGTCGTCAAGATCAATGTTCTTGTTGACCTTGGTAACCTTTATTGGTTCACCTTCCTTCGGCTTGAAGCTAAGGCTCATAAACTTGGTTCCAGACTTGGACTCTTTGAGCCAGGCTGCAATCCAGTAATCCACTCCGTTAATTAGGACGCTTCCGTTGTAATCAGGATGCGTTTCTTTCTCCTTCTTGGTGTTCTTAAAAAGCGCACCGCTGTTATCTCGTTGTTCCATATTTCTTGTTCTTTGGTTTTGGTTTTCTCTTTGCTATTTCGGCCTTCACCAAATCAATCAAACGAGATGGTTCCAGCCTGATCTTTCCTTCGCTCCACCGAGCGATGTAACCGCATAAGTCGCGGCAAGTCTTTGTCTTGATCCACTCTGCACCATGGATCAAATCTAACATATCTGCAATTATTGGTCGCCTCTGCTCAACAGGTTCCAAAGTATCAGGATCAATCAGGCCCAAATCTGCTGCTTTTACAGCGTCAGCACAGGCGGTTTTGATGATTTCAATATAGACCCATGCCTCCTTGTTAGCGGCAATGTCTTCGGGAGAACCTTCAGTGAACAGTGGCGAATCAGTCATTCTGCTTCATCCAATTCGGCATTTCCAGCTCAGTCCAGAAGTTGTAACCAGGCCAACCTCCCCACCTTGCGCACTTAGCATATACCTCAAGGTCTGCTTTATATTCATTCCTGCCAGCCAAGACAAACTCAGGTGGTAGAATGTAGACCGCGACAAGGTAAGGTGGCTTTTTCTCCTGAGCAATCAGGATGAACTTCTTTGCCTTCTCTCCAATCGTCCGCAGGCCGTCAAGGTAAAACGCCCCTTGGACATGGTAACGGAAGTTGCAAACAGTACGCAGAAAAGCTTTTGGTGAAGCATCATCTGTCGTCTTGTAATCAATGACAGTGCCGTCATGCAAAAGTCCGTCAAGCCTGCCTCGGCAGTCCATTAATGTATCTTCGTCCTCCCAAAAAACAGACGCCTCAACGCAGCGCAGTTCATCAAAAAGCTTCTTAGCTGAATGACTGTGTACTGCGTCACGCATGGCGGTTACCTGCTGCCACTCGTCAGGACTGACAATCTGCTTGCCAGCAGCCTGCGTCTGGTGATACTCGTATTCAGCTTTGCCTTCCTTGGTGCGCCTATCGAGCTTAGGCATAACATAGAAAGCGTCTTCGTTGCCTTCCATGATGACCTTGTGGGCCAAGCTACCAAATGCCATGGCTGGCGTTGGAGGTTCCTTTGGTGCAGTCCTGCTGTAATGAAACAAGGCTGGACATTTGTGGATCAAGTCGAGGCCATGCTTGCTGACCTCGAAACGGGAATGGTATTCATTCTCGTCCAAGTTGAGGACAAGCCCGTTTAACTTTGGTTGAATGAGTTCGTCCATAATTAGAGTTTGTTGAGGTAGTTAAGAATCCTGGCAAGTTCCTTTTCGTTGCAGTCTGTGACCAGTTCCTTGTTAAGTTTGGAAAGCAAGACTGGGACATGATCACCACCTTGAGGGTGGGCAACAATCTGGTCAATCAGGTCAGCTTTAGAGTCAAATGGACTGTCAGCAGAAACGGCAACAGGCTCAGGAGCAGCTTCGCCAGTAGAAAGCCATTGAGCGATGGATGATCCAGTTTCCTCTGTGATCTGGAAGATTTTGTCAGTAAACATTCCAGTTCGATCCTTTGATGCGCTTACCTGATGAGACATATCACAATCAAAAACAGTTGTGAATTCGTACTCAATACCATCTCGCATGATCGGGGCCATCCCAACCTTCTTAATCGTTGCCCTTCCGTTGCTGTCTTTATCAATGACATGATCCATCTTTGAGCGCAAACAGCAGATGACATGGATTTTAGATTGTAGAACAGCATCAAGGATTCCCTTGAATTTGTTTCCTGCGTCTGCCCAATTTGTGTAGGAATTTCCTCCACGGGCATCAAGCTTTGACTTGTACTCAAGAATTCCTTCCCAAATATGGGAGGCAGAATCAATCACAAGAACCTCATAAGAAGCGTCCTCCGCTGCTTTAATTGCAGAGATAAACTTGTCGTGAGTGAATGGGGGAGACAGGTCGAGCGTGTCAAAGTCAAACCTGTCTGAGTACAGGCTTGCTGACCCATTTTCTGTGTCAATTACTGCGACCTTTCCTCCGTTTGCCAATCCCTTAGCTAGACGGAGACTGCTAAACGTTTTCCCAGAACCAGAGGCTCCAGTGACGGCCAATTTGATTTTGGCTTGTTTGCGTGTTGCTTTCTTAAACATAGTCGTGTTGTATTTAGTGTTGGCTGTTTAGGTAAGCGGCGATCATGTAGATGGAAACGAGCAGGAATGCGGCGAAGGCAATAGCCTGCCAGAGATTAGCAAGTGCATAATTAACCTTTTCCGAATGCTCCTTGTAGTACTCAGATGCAGCAGCTTCAGCTTTGTTTTTTACATGAGCCTCGTATTCCTCACGCCATTGGGCGCGATAGTCGGTTACTCTGGTCAATGATGACGGATGGTAGTTGTTGTTCATGTTGTGTAGTGCCTTGTGTGTGGCGGCACTAGTTCTAAAGAGGTTTCAAACCGCTGCAACTACTTTTTTATACAATAGTACAAAATCGTATAATAACGATTGATCAAAAACACCTTAAAAGCCTTACGCTCAATCTTTCCTGCCAAATAGAGGTCGAGCAGTTTTTTCTGCGCTCTGGTGTTTGTCACGCCCCAAATCAGGGAGATTTCACGGGCAGTCTTCCAGCCTGGAGGCACTTCCGTGTCCTCGGCTTTGACGGTTGAAATCATGCTCAACCATTCGCTCTCTTCAGAAGTCTTTGAACCCTGTTGGGAGGTGGAATTTGCCACCCTCTTTGAGAGCGTGCCAAGCTTGCCACTCTCCTGTTTTCTCGTTGATGTTGCCATAAATCCACCCATTAGAGTGCCTTAGGGTACTTGTAAAGGCCGAATTATAGTCCATATCAAGTTGGCAAAGCGCACCTGACGACATTGCAATTCGCCTTTCAAGGCCAGGAGAGGTCACCGTGTCAGCAGTGTGAACATGACCGAAGATGCAACTGCCGTAAATTTGAGCGTGTTGCCTACAGGCGTTCATGCCATGGTGATAGCCATGCAGGAATCTGACCTTCCCTAGCTGCAAGACTCCGTTGCGCTTATGGTAGCGAAAAGAAGCGATGTTAAGCTTAGAATAAAGCTTTCGCAGTTCCTCTATCCCCTTTGACGCATAATCAGCTTTGAGTCCGTTATTGCTCTCAGCTAGGTTGTAAAGCCTCTGGTCATGGTTGCCTTCAAGCACATACTTGGGTTTCCAAGCGCGAAGGAACTGGCACCCGTCCTGCCAGTCAACCATCATGGACTCAGCCTGTTCTTCAGCCGATGCTCCACGCCTGATTGCACGAAGGTCAAACAGATCACCGCCAAAGATGCGTATATGAGGCTTAAAAGCCTCTGTAAAGTCCAGAAGACTCTTTACGGTCTTAGAGTCCTGCTTGTCTCCATGCAGGTCGGTGGCAAAGATGAAGCGCATTAGGGCTTGCGTTTGCCTGCCTTCTTGAGTGCTGCTTTCTGTGTAGCGTAGGCAATGGCAACGGCCTGCTTCTGAGGCTTACCATGCTTCATCTCAAGCGAGACATTCTTTCCGAAGGTCTTTTGCGAGTATCCTTTTGTGAGTGGCATAATGGTTAGGCTAGGTTAAGGTTGAGAATAGTCAAGGCTTTGATGCCAATTTCTCTGCGGCTTGCTGAGTGTCACGGATGCCAAGCAACGCTCCAGTTCCAGAATAAACGCGGAATTTACCTGAGGTTGACTTGATGATCCTGGCTCCGTTGCTGCCGTTTAGGATCGAAGGTGAAGAGGCATCTGGTTGGAAGCGAATATCTGGTGACTCGACATTGAAGCGTTGAGAGAGCGGAATGATGTTTCCAGCGTCGTCGTAGGTGATGGGGTCGGCGGATTTGATTTGGGATGGGTTGAATACAACCACCTCCTCAATCTTTCCGGCGCTGTCCGTGTACACTACGGAGTCGCGGCCAAGCTTTCTCAATACACTTCTGTCATTCGGCTGAATAATTTGGGGGAACTCTTTGTTAAGCCCGTACTCTTTAGCGTAGACATCAAGAGTTTCTCGATCCCCCATCAAAGGGAAAACCAGCTTCACCTTGAGCCTCATCTCGACTTTTTTCCCACCTCTATGACCTGTTTTGCTTTCGCCTTCGACTGGTCTGAGCCAGATGCCGTGGCCAGACAGAGATTTTTTACCCCAGATGTCCGCCCCAGTAAGAACTTGACCCTCCATCAGTTCTAGTCCGCCAACTTTGAATTCGGTAAAGACTTGATTTGTCTCATGCACAAAGGTTGCGGACTCGTATCCAGCAGCCTTATCCGCCTCATCCACCATCCGCTGCAACTCAGCCGCCGACTGCGGATTGCGTTGCATCCACTGCTCGATCACGCTTGCACGATCCGCAGCAGGAGCGGCTTTAATGAGCGCACCAAGGTTGTCGGTGCCGCTGTCGCCGGATTGAATAGCAGTCCGATAGGTGGCATCTGGCTGGAAGCGAATGCTTGACGGCCCCATGTTCTCAGACCCATTCTCTGACTTGAGGAAGTTGTCCTGAGCCTTCTTGATTGCAGCATCTTGGCTGGAAGCCACTCCAATTTCAGCCCCATCTTTGTCGTAAACCTTGTAAAGCTTGCTGCCAGCGTTCTTTAGGATGCGGTATCCGTCTGGATTTGTCCAAGCTTCACCGTTTGGCAGGGTTTCTGGAGTAAATGAGTCTGGCTGGAAACGCCTAACCAGCTTATCGTAAGCGTTCTCTTGGACTACCTTTAGCCGCTCATTGGTGGGAGTAATCTCTGTTACTCGTTCAATGCGGAAATCACGAAAGGCAGACTCTCCAATGCGCTTTCCTCTTTTCTCTTTTCCAATAAGGCTCAGAGGCTCAAACACAGGTTCGTTTTCATAACCTTTACTCTTTAATCTTTCTGGCAAAGTAACATTCAATGCTTCGGCAATCAAATCTCGCTTAACTGCACCAAGATTTTCATCACCATTGCCAAGCAGTTCGGCAGTTGATTTTGATCCACTAGGGGTATCTGGTTGCTTGCCTTCCGCAGATAGATTTCGCATTGAACGCTTAAAATCGTCCATAAAGGCATCCAGACTAGGCCAAACGCCTTGGTGCTTAGGATCGCTCATAATCTTCTGAGCGTTCTGCTTCAACCTGCTAAGATCAATGTATTTGGCATTAAAGCCACCAGCAGAATTTACATGAATAAACAGGGGATAAATCTCCTGCCTAGTTGGAGGTCTGACGGTTGACTCCATCTGACCAGTGCGCTTTGAATACTTCCAGACAGGGTTGTTAACAGTGTCAAAGGTTGGCCCTTCTGGTGAAACCATCGAGGCGTAAAGCTGGCGCATTGTAGCCAACTGCTGATTGCCCATTCCTCGATCCTTGGCGACTTGCAGGAATCGCTCAAAGACAGGTGCAGGAGTTGCAGAGGTAATCTGAATTTGAGAGTCCTTGTCAGTGATTGAGACTGGTTCGCCTTTGCGGTTCACCACTCTAACTGTTGCTTGGTCGTCAGGACTCAACTGTTGGAAAGCTTGAACCGCTGCCTCATAATCTGCCTTGGCAACAGCCTGGTGTTCCTTCTCGGTTAGAAGCCTTGGGTTTCCGTTCTCGTCAGTTCCAAGAATGTCGCGGGTTGCTCCAAAGGTAGCTTGAGCGAACTTTGCAACATCCACAGGGTTAGTTGGAATTGGAACCGTCTTTGGCGCAGCTTGCTTAGGAGCAGCATCGCCGCTTTTTGGATACTTGCCAGAGAAAGCTTTACGCAGAATTACATCAAGCTGCGGAATGCGAACAGAACGACCATTTGCGTCAGTGAAAGCCTTTGAAGGCGTGTTAAGATTGGTCTGTCCAGTGTAAAGTTCCGTAGCAAGCCTATCCAAAACCCTCTGGTCAATCTGATCAAGCAGGTTGCGATGCCACATTGGAAGGCGATCAGGATTGAAAGCCCCAGGCCGAGAACGACCCATAAGCCGTTCAGCGTAGCTTGCAGTTGCCTCATCAAGAACAAAATCCTTAGCGGCTTGAATAGCCTCTGGACTGTAACCAGCAGGGTTTTCAAGCTTGCCGGCAACATCCAGTGCCATTTGGTAACCCTGTGGGTTGTTCTTGTAGGACTCTGCCAGTTCCTTAGCCTTTGCTGCCCAATCTGCCTCAGTATAAAGACCAGGCTTGAGGATGTTTCCATCAGCGTCCCTGATGCCATCATAAAGATTACGCAACTCAGGAAGTAGAGAAGCCCTGACTCCAACATTGACTAGTTGGTGAGTAGTTTCATGGAAAACAGTGCCAGAGTTAAGTCGTGAAGGATTGATCGAAATCGTGTTACCAACAATGTCAAAGGCGTTTGGACTGTTCTTTGGCCCAACGACAACGGTTGCCCCATGAGCTTCAGCCAGCCTCAAAGCGTCCAGCATATCTGCTGCTCTCTCAGGCCCAGCAACCTTGATTGCCTGATCCATGATCTGAGCGTACTCAATGCGACTCCTTTCGTCAGGAATGGCGTTTACGAAGGTTTTAATGTCTCCCAGGGCATTGGCATCGCCTCTAGCTGTTGGAGCCTTAGCAAGCGTTTTAACGGCACTTACAGAGGCTTTGATTGGCCCTGTCAAAGCGGAAACGCCAAGGGCAGACCCAACACCAGCGGCAGCACCTTCTTCACCTCCTGCCATGTAGCCAAGTCCTGCGCCAATTCCAGCGGCAGGAATGAAGTCCTTGGCAGTCTCCTTGGCAACCTGACCAGCAAACTGGAACGCAGGTTGAGTAGGAAGCAAAGCCTTGGCAATGTTCCTTGCAGATTGGCTAATTCCAGAATCAACTGCCATCTTTTCAAACAGACCAGAGCGAGAAGCACCAGTTTTAGCCACCTTTGCGGCTGAACCAATGAAGTCTGCCCCTGCTGAAATGCCTTTAAGGGTAGCGGAAGCGGCTCTCAGGCCAACAGTAGCCCCAAGCGTACCTGCAACAGCACCTTCAATGTCTCCTTGCCTGTACCCAAGACCAGCACCGACCAAAGCCTGAGCGGTTTCGTTTTTAATAATGTTCCTGGCAAGGTTGATTGGTGCATTTGCAATTTTGGCTGCTGTTTCAACAGTCTTTGCAGCGGCTTGAACGCCAGTTGCACCAAGATTGCCAGCAGTTTCAGCGGCTTTTGCAGTAAACTCAGCGGCTTTGGTTGTAGCAGGAAGACCAGCAGCAGCCTCATAAAAGCCCTTCTTAGCAATCCCTTTGCCAACTCCTTTGGCTAAGCCTTTAGCGAGTCCAGTAATGGTAAAGGCATCAACAAACCTTGCTCCCTTGGCAACATCCTCAACAGATGCACCTTGGACAAGCTTATCAGCAACATCAACCATTTCCAATGCTGCCAGCTCCTTCTTGCGTTCAGAATCAACTAGAGTCTTGTAGTCCTCTGGCGTTGCAGCCCTAGAGGTAACGGTGGGAGCAGGCCCGTAAGCGTAACCGTAGTCAGTCACAGGCTGCTTGGCGAACTCGTCAAATGTTGGGATTCGCTGGGTTGGGTCAATCAGCTTTAGACCAAGCTGAGCAAGGTCAATAGTTCCTGCGCCAATACCTCTTGCAGCAGAGCTAACAACCTTTGCAGTGGCTAGGTTGTCACCCTTTACTGGAGCTTCAACCATAGTCTTTCCAGCAGCATAAGCACCTTTAAGAACATCTTTGACAAGAGTTCCAGCAGCATCAAGAACAATGCCACCCATTTCAGCGGTGGTCATCTTCTTGTCGCTGCGGAAGTTGTTCAGCTTGATATAATCATCATCTGAAATGTTGGCGATGAAGTCTTTAACATCGCCTCCTTCTTGCTGAAACTTCTGCAAATCAAAGGCAACATCTTGACCTTCTCTTGGGAAGGCTTCAGATACAGCCTGATTGATTTCCTCCTGAGTCGCATCATCAGGAAAAGTCAGGGTTTGATTGCGAGACTCAACAAGGATTTGTTTGGGCATATTACCTTTGAATAATCAGCTTACCAGTTTGAGGATCACGAACGAATTGAAGCCCGCCTGGGCTTGGGATAGTAACAGGCTTAACAGCTTGACCAGCGGTAGGAGGCTCAACAGGAATGATTGGCCTTCCGTCATTTGGAATCGGTGGAGAAGGCGGAAAGTCTGGCATCTGCTGCTGTCCTTGAGCCTGTGGAGCAACCTGTTGTTGATCCTGTGGCATAAATCCTTGCAGACCAGTCGCAGCCCGTCCAGTGAAGTCCATGTAGGTATTCCTAAGCTCAAGCAAAGCCTTCTTGAAGTCGTCAACTCCCAAGGCAGGATCAAGGCGTTGCATGGACTGCTCTGCTTTTTGCCCTTCAACTTGGGTAATTGCTCCACCACCTTTAAGCTTTTCAAAGGCTTGTAGGAATACATCTCCCTTAATCTGGTTGATTTTGGTCTTCAACTCCTTGGCCTTTGTCTCTGGAATGATTGACAAGGCACTCTTGAAGCCAACACCTGACGCAAGGTCTGGATCGGAAAGCAGGCTATCAATCATGCTGATTGCTCTGGCTGAACTAGCCAGAGAGGTTTGAAGCTTCAAAGCACGATCAAGCCCTTCAGTTTGCGCTTTTTGCTGCGTAAGCTTCAAGTCCTGCTCAGCCTTTTGAAGGTCAAGCTGAGTCTTTTTCAAGCCAAGTTCATCGGATTGCTTTTCAACTGGCGTTGGAAGAATGACAGGCGCACGAAGATCACCACCTGCGGCAATCCGTGTTCCGTCAATGTCCATGACTCTGACAGGCTGTTGAGGCTCAGGAACCTTGCCAAAAACCATCTCAACATCCTGTGCTGCTGCATCTCTGAACTGCTTGAGACGATTCACTCGCATCACATTCTCAATACCACCAAAGCCGTTTACAAGCTCGTTAAATCGTTGCTCAACCAGTTGATTGTACTGCATCCTCATTGGATCGGCCTGCAATTGTCTAGGTGCAGGTTGCTGAACCATTTGAGGTTGTGCGTATTGCTGAACCTGGGGCTGAGCAATTTGAGGCTGCTGTGCGGACATTCCACCTCCGAAACGCTGAAGGATTTCTGGCGAGATTGGAGCCTGAGCAAAGGACTGGTTTAGAATGTCCTGTGCAAATTGATCGAGTCTAGGAGGTGGTAGTTGTGCCATATTATTGACGGAAAGGAATGCCGCGATTCATCAAGAATTGATCCGCTGCTTGCTGTTGCAAAGCCTGCTGTTGCATCTGTGCAGCCTTAGCTGCGGCAGCTTGCTGTTGAGCAAACTGCATATAGCTTGCAAGTCCTTGGTTGAAGCCTTGAAGCTCAGGAGCAGACATTTGGGCAAACCTAGAGGAAGCGTTTGCAAGACTCTCAGGCATTGGAACGCCATACTGTTGAGAATATCGTTGAGCAATCTCAAGAGAAGGCTGAGTTGCCATTTGCATTCCTGCAAGTTGCTGAGCCTCTTTTGCTTGTGCTACCTGACCTTCCTTCATTCCCATATAGCCTTGTGCAAGATTTCCAACAAGGCTTTGCGCTCCTTGCATAATGTTCTGCGTTGGCTGGGTAAGCATATTGTAGTAGTTGCTAGGAACCCACTGGTAACCTCCTGAGTACTGTCCAAAGTATTGTGCCATAATTAATCCTTCATGTAGTTGAGTTTTTCCTGTGCTGCCCAAGGCACCAGGCTTGAAATGTTTTCGATTGTCATGTTCAGCTTTGGGCAGTGAACAAATTTAGCAGCATTTTGCCTTCGATCAATACAGGCTGTGCAAGCATGGACATAATCAACATTGTGAGCTTTGTCTGACTTTTCCTGCCAAACTCCATCAATCTTTTCATACCTTCCTTGGTCGTGTGGAACTTGATTTTCTTCAAGGTATTGCCAAATCTCAGCATGAGTCCAATCCCTGAGAGGAAAAAGCATGGTAGCCATATTTGGCAGAACCCTAGCCTCAATCCTGGTTCCAGCGTCACCACCTAGAATTGGGTCAGAATCGCACCTCTTATGGCCAATCCAAAGACCAGTAAAGTGTGGAACTTGAAGGTTTACTTGCTTTGGTCTATGAAGAATGTCCAGTGAGCAGGCCCAAGGCTTTCCTTCAACTGGTTCAACAATTCCTGTTGGGCAGGTCAAGGTTGTTGAGTTGATTTGGTAAAGGTTCTGAACCTCAAATTCATCATCAGTCTGTTGAAACGCTGATTCTTGAGGATGCCAAGAGTAAACCAAGAGGTTCCAATCCCTAATCAGTTGATCGTGGAACTCGTACTTTGAAGGTTGATAAGGCTCTCTAAAGAAGATCAAGGGCAGATTGATGCCCATACTTCTCATAATGTGAAGCAGTGCCATGCTATCCTTTCCACCTGACCAACAGATCAGGCTTTGAGGATGCAATCTAAGCCCTGATTCAATCAGGGCCTTAGTCTTGGCAAGTTTAGTCATTAAATAAGGGCTGCTCCTGCAATAGTTCCAACCATTCCCATTCCTGCGCCAATCATTGCTGTTTTATTAGCAGAAGATGCAGCAGCGGCTTGAGTTGCTGCCATTTGGTTTTGGCCGGCAATATCTGCTGCCATTTGGCTCTCAGGCTGGAACTGACGACCTGCCATCAAGCCACCAGATTGACCAATTGTTCCACTAAGGGTTTGCAGGGTAGTTGGAGCGTAAACCGTGCTGTAATACTGAGGAACGCCAGAGGCTTCCATTTGTGCGGCAATGTTCTGAGCCTGCGACAATCGTTGCTGCTCACGCATCTGGCCAAGGTTGTATTGGTTGAGAATTTCTGAACCAATTGCCCTGTTGCTTGTTCCCATGCCACGGGAAGCGTACGCAGCCCTGGCTTGTTGCTGGGCAATACGCTGTTCCTCTGGGCTGAGTTGACTGCCAAGAGCAAGACCTTGCTCAGCCTGACGCTGCAAGCCTTGAAGTAAAGCCTGCGATCCTGCTGCTTCACGGAAACCTTGCACAAACCCAGGCATTTGAGCCTGCTGCATGGCAATGTTCTGGTCTGACAACTGACGCTGAAGATCAATGATAGGCTGGGACTGCTGCCCGTAAATGTCAGTCATTCCCCTGGCGGCTTGGCCCAATTGGGAGATGTTAAGCTCAGTAAACTGAGGCTGGAACTGCCGTTCTGCTGCCAAAACGCGAGGCATCAGCTTGATCTGAGTCTTTAGAGCATCGCCCATGATACTACCGTATGTTGGGGCTTTAGGGGTATTAACATTTGTTCCCATGATTTTTACTTGTTAAGTTTAGAAAAGAATTGTTTTGAGTCGTAGCACCTAAAGCTATCTTGCCCATGTCTTTGGAATACTAGCTTATCCATTGGCTCAGGGCAATGCTTAACCATATCGGAAAGATCGCCTGCTGCCAAATGCACAAACCAAGCGTTAGGTTTCTCTGCAAAGAAGTCTGGAAACTCACCATCCCAAAGACACTTCCTGATGAGGAAAAAGCACTTCTGTGAGCTATAAACAATCCCACAGTTAAGATAGGAACCAATGAGGCTTTCAATGCTCTCTGAATCAGGGAAGCATTGCAGCCATAAAGATGCCTTTTGCCAGGGAAGCATTACCAAATAGCTTGGAAGTGAAATTCTCCAGTTGTTGAGGTGTTGTCGCCAGCAGTTGTTCCAGAGTAGAACATGAAATTATTCACAGTCTTCATCAATGAAGCTGACAATGAGCTTCCAATGTTATTGATTTGAGGCGTGATAAACTGGTTGCCAGAAGTAAACTTTGCCGCAGCAAAAGTCACAATGTAGTCATTTGCTGCTGCTGGTTTATTCGTGAAGTTCACGGCAATGCACCGCTGGTCGTTTCGACCATAAGCAGAGTAAACATTGTTGCTTCCAAGCAACGAATGCTGATACCAGTTAACGGTTCCGCTGGCAGAAGATGTTGATGCGGTTACAACCGTGAAGGTTGTTGAGCTTGGAACAGTGGCAACTGCATACCAACCCGCTGAAAATGTTCCAACGGTGCTAAGCCAAACAACATCATTTACACGGAAATTATGCGAAGAACCTGTTGTGATTGTTGCAGTTGTACTGCCAGACCTGCTTAAAGTCCCGCTTACCGTAGTAAATGCAGCGTCAATGTTGCCCCAAGCCCTAACAATTGCACCAGAAACGCTCCTGAGCTTGTTAGAATCGGAAGAATCCTTAGCCAGAAACTCGTCACCTGAGCCTTGTTCGATGGTCTTGGTTTGTACTGCAATGTCGCCCTGGATGGTTCCAGCCAAGGTTGATTGAACCGTTGCAGTGCGCTCATACCAGGAGATATTGCCAGATGTTGCCCCACTGTCCGCAACGGTAATGACAAAGGTGTTCGTTGTTACGCTAGAAACAGCGTAAGAACCACTCAAAGCGGTATTGTTTTCAATGACAAACCAACGGGTGTTGCCATTGCTCAGTCCGTGACCATTTGAGGTTACAGTGAGCGTAGTAGTCGTTCTGCTGTATAGTCCAGTGACAGCAGCAGTGCCAATAGTGGAATTGTTGTTAAAGGCAGCAATTCCTCCAACTGTCATTGCAGCGTTAACGGTTGCGGTATCTGTGGAAGCATCTCCAAGCGTGGTGTTGCCGTTAACCGTTAAATTGGTTCCGATTGTAGCGGTTCCAGTAGTGGAAAAATCAACTGCCGTTGTTCCGCTAGGAAGACCAGCGGCAAGATTGGTCACGCTCACCTTCTTAACTGATCCAGCACTAATGTCATTGATGAGAATCTCATCTTGGCCCTCAATGCCAGTGGTCAGGTTAGACCTTGCTCCGATAAAGTCAGGAAGCGGAGTAGCGTCAACAACATGGTTAGTAAGCGCAGATGCTGTAAGAACCTGACCAGTAGTGAAGGATTGAGTAGATTGGAGAGTTGCCATGATTATTCAGAAGATACAAAGTTGCGTCCAGCGATTACACCGTCAACAGTTAAGCCACGAATTGTTGGCCTTCCAGAGTTAACTTGAAACTTAATGTCAATTGCATAAGCACGATGGGCAATCTTTGCCCTAATGCTCTTTTCCTCAACGGAATTGCTGTTAACAGTGAGAAGCTTAGTTGACTGGTCTGGATTGTAGCTAAGTGCGGAAATATCAATCGAGGATGATCCGTCAAGGATTCCATCAACCTGCAAGCCGCTGAACCGTTTTTGGTCTAGTGACTTGAAGGTGTAACGCCTGGTAATCAACTGACCGTCCACATTCGCTGTTGCTGCTCCTTCGGTAAATGTGCAGGTCACAGGATCGCCAAGCTGACCAGTGCCAAGAATAGGCGTTCCGCTTCCATCATTAACAGAGTCCTTGGCAGCAGATTCGCACAGGAAGAAGTGACTAAGGCAAATAGCATACATCTGCCGCTTATTCTCAAAGGTTGCTTGCAGGAACAGTTTCGGGCTAAATGCCGTTGGGTAAATGTCAATAGACTCCCAAGCCTTATTAAGCAGGGAATATACTAGAACAGCGTTGTTTGTAGTGTCTGAGTCAAGCGGAACCGAGATGTAGTAACGGTTATTGAAGAATAAACCGCAGGATGCCGAAACATAATTGGTATTGATCCTCTCGATAATGTCGCTGATTCCATCGGAAAGCGGCATTTGATCACCAACCAGCTTGAGATCAAGCGCAGTGTTGAGTTGGTAAACGCCACGATCTGACAGGAAAAATACGCTTTGGCCTGCAACTTGAATAGTTCTCCTAGCAGAGCAACCAAACTGAGTTGTCAGAGTGTTAATCTCTGAAGAAGTATCAATTCCTCTGTCAATCGTTGTCGTGGTAATCGCAGGAGGTGGAAGGAAAGCATAGTAAATGCTGTTCCTCTTGAAAATAAGGAAGCTGTTCTCTTGATACGGGGTAAACCCTACGATGTAATCATTGTCCCCTTGGTTAATCTTGAATTGGTCAAGACTCACATCAAAGACATTTGATTCATAGTAGTTTGATGCTGCAATCTCGTCCCTGCTTACGCAAAGGACAATGCGACCTTGGAAATACAGCCCAAAGTCTGCCGGCGGCATACAAACCGAATCTCCGCCTTGGAGGTAAGGGTATTGAGTTGCTGTTGCCTGCTCAACTACGCTAACCGTGCTTCCATCAAACACCAACGGAGCTTTAGCCTTAACAGCGGTGAAGGTCGTATGGCTTTTGTTTCCAAATCCGCTTGTCGTATAGGTCAGAACCGTTGTACTGGTAACCGTGACCACATAGGAACCACTCAAGTCCTGATGGCCAGGGACATAAATAATCATCTCGTCCCCTGTCACATAGCCGTGGGGATTCGTGAAGGTTGCGGTGACTGTGCTTCCCGTTCTACTAACAGCAGGTGATCCAGTGACGGTTACCTCGGTGTTCCTGCTGTAGCCTCGCAGGATATAAACCTTGTTTTCAGCTTGGAAGCAATCAACTGGATCAGTTGTCGAGATCGTCCTTCCAGTAGGGAAGTTAATCTTGGAAGAAGTAAGCTTCGTTCCTGTGGTATAGGTGTAAAGCCCGTCAGTTGACACCAGAACGATTTGCTGCGTTCCGTCAGTCTTGGTGTATTCGCAACCTCCAAGGATTTGAACATTGCCTGTTACTAGGCTTGGAACAGTCAAATCAGTACAACCAGAACGAACTTTAGCCTCTCCACGATCAAAGCGGAAGTTTTGAGCATACCTAGCAACACCAGCAGAAAGAATCGTAGGGTTTTCTCGGCTGTTAAAACCGATAAATCCCTGCTCTCCGTCAATCTGGAATGGTAGGTTTGCCATTAAACTAGTTTATTTACATCAAAGTTAACTGCTTCCATCTTTGCCCGCAACTCAGCCAAGGTCTTCCCAAAGGTGACTTGGAAGTGTGGGGTATCCTTAAACTTAACCCAAGTTCCACCCCACTCAATACCGTGTTTTGCTGCTATTTTACCAATCTCAGCGTAAAGCTTGTCTGCTTGAGCTGGGCTTGCCTCATCGAGATACTTGCCAGCCTTGAATAGCCCAAGGTCAATGGCTAGCCCGTAGTTGTGCCAAGAACTTCCTGGCTTAGCGTTCGTCACGATTGGCCCAGGCTTAGTCCGTCCTTGAGCGTATAACGCTGCCTGAGCCTGCCAAGACCTCAAACCGCTGATTATCTCCACAGACACCCCTTGAGTGGCTAGAAACGCTTCTGTGGCGCAAAGAAACGGCTCAAAAGCCTTCTGAGCCTTCTTGTTTAGGCTACCAAGGTTTTCAATGGTTCTTTTCGTCCTTGGCATTGGGGTCAATTAAGTGGAAAACGGAGCAAACAAACAACAGCAAACCAAGGAACTCAAAAACGGCAAGCAGAAGTGCTGCCATTTTACTTGTCCTTGGCAGCAATCAGGCCCAAGCCAGCAAGGATTGCGGTAACCTGAGCGACAGGTTCAACGAGTCCAGGAACCCAAAAGGTTGCGACAACGGAAAGAATGGAGGCAATGCCACCAAGGGTAGTCTTCCAGTTCGATTTAGCGTTAAGTAGGAACTTGCTCATTTTCGTAAGTTTTTGATTGCAGACAGACAACCTAGAACACCAGCGAACAGGCCAACTGTCATTGAAGCTAGTTTAAGCCACATTTCAATGTCGGCAAGACTCAAGGCAGCACCAAGAAGGGCGGCAATGGAACCAATGAAAGGTTGGTGATCGTGATTGTTCATTACCACCAGTTAATTGGAGTTGTTGGGAAGGTCACATTTGTGCCTGCCGTATGGGAGGAAAGATTAGTTGCAGAAGTTGCACTGAGGTTACCAGCACCCCCTTGAATTACACCAATGCGGCAAGTTCCGTTGTTGGTTGAAATCGTTCCACTGTTTGCGTAAACACTTCCAGTTGGCGTGTTTGTGACAATCGTGGCCGTGTTAGTTGAAACGACTGAATCATTGCTTGTCACCGTTCCGAAGTTGCTAATAATCGAGCCAGAGTTAATTGTGACTACACCACCGTTATAAGTAAGTGTGAAGCCACTATGAACAGTGGCAATCGTTCCATAATTGTTATCAATGCTGGCGTACAGATTGGTCACAGTGTAACCTGCTGGAATATCAGCAATTTGGTACTCGTTGACAGTGCTACCACCATTGTAACGAGTTGAAATTGTGCCGTTGTTTGTGACAACATTTCCATAATTGTCAACAATTAGTGAACCAGATTGGTTGTCGGTTACAGTTGCACCTGCTTGGTTAGAAGTGATAGTAGCACCGTTTTTATTATTGGTTACAGTTCCAAAATTAGCTGAAACAAATGCTCCAGACTCATTATCGTGTACTGTTCCTTGGTTGTCGCTAACTGTGCCTGAGTTTGATGTGACAACTCCTGATGGATTGTTTGTTACTGTCTTTGATGAGACATTGTTAGACAAAACGCCATTAACATAAAGTGTGGAATAGCTGAAATTGCTTGTTGAGCAAGTTTGGCCTGCATCAATAAAGCAATCATCAAACGAGCTTGGCGTGTAACCATTTGTTCCAGATCCACCAGAATTATCCCACCAGTTGTTGGTGTTGAAAGGGTCTTGGTCTGCTGCGGAGTCGTAGAAGTAAAGATTCATTATGCGAACTCAAGGTTAGAGGTGAGCAACCAAGCACTTCCGCTGTAATACAGTTTCAACCTTCTAACGCTGCCAGAGGCAACGGTTCCAGTGAAAGTCACGCCAGTTGGAACGGTGATGCTGCCCAGAGTAATCGTCCTAGCTCCACCGCTTGCGGTAAGTTGCACAGACATTTCCATGCCAGCCACAGGGTTACTAGGAGCAGCAAGAGTAATGTTGCCAGTCATCGCAGCTTTCTGCGTGATGCCGTTGTTAAGGTTCAGCGTGACTGTTCCAGTGCCAGTGTTTCCGTAGTCATAGACTACATTCAGCAAAGAACGAACCGTTCCAGCGTTATCTGCCTCAATAATAGAAGCACCAGTGGAAGTCAGGGTAAACTTCCTATCTGCTCCCGATTGAGTCCCGTAAAACAAGCCACCAGTGGCAGCGGTTGCAGCCGTAAGGCTTGCTAGAGTTGAGTTTGGCATGGTTAAGAGATGATCAGTTTAGATGTTCCATCAGCAAGCAAGAGGAAGCTAGACCCATCTGCCAACAGCAGAAAGAAGTCAGTAACAGGAGGTGGAGGATTGCTCTTAACAATTCCTCCACAATTCAAGGAAATGAAATTTCCAAGAATCATTTCTTTAAGATTTCATCTTTTCTAGCCTCAGTAATGATTCCAGAATTAACTAGGTCTGACAGACCTTTTTGAACTCGGTCATCATCGCTCCAAACCTGACCAGGCCAAATTACCAAGGCACGATCCAGAAGCTTGATTTCTGGCAACTGACTGTCGAGGATTCCAAGTTGTTCAGATGGCAGAAACTCAGCCCAAAACGCTGCGGATGTATCCCAAACCTTTCGTTGAAGTGCAGCAATCTCGGCAGGAGTCAGATCACGAACAACCCATTTTCCGTCAATCCATTCTGGAGCGTGCTGCTTCTCTGGATCATAAGACGGAGGAACGGTTTCTTCCCATCCCTTGCGCTCAAGGTTTTCAATGATTTGCTCGTCAGATTCGGAGCGCAGCTCTTTGTTGTATGTTAGGAACATGGGATTTTGAATGAAAATGAAGCAGAGTGTTCTAGTCGTTTCAGAACAGAATTTGAAGCAGCAGAATTTACGCAATAGATGGCAGCAATTTCACAGTTTGATGTGGCTAAACTTCTGCCACCTAGCAAGTCAACTGTTGAAGAACCAGCAAGCGAGTTAAACGATCCAAGGCTTACTGTTACCCCATTCTTTCTTGAAGAAAAGACATTTGATGAATCAAGCTTGGAAGAAAACACAGTCCAGCTAGTCATTGCCCCACCGCTTGAAAATCTGTAACCAGCAGAGTTTCCAACATAAATGTTTGCATCACTCCAATCAATCAATGGATGCGGCCCAGCAGTTGATGAAGAATTTCCAACAGGAAGCATAATGGTTCCTGTTTTCTTACATACAATTACAGTGATACTAAGATCAACCGAAACTCCTGTAAATGACAATGTTTTGCCAGTTGTAAAAACAACAGAAGGCAATCCATTTACCCCTGATGTTTTATAAGTAGGAGCGTTTGCGCTACTGTTTGTAGCGTTATTAGATGAGTCAGAACGATTTGTCCAAGATGTAACTGGATCAGTGTTCGAGTATCCAGACAAAAATCTAGCATCAAAGGAAATGTCTGAGCCAAATCCCTTGGTGTTAATATGTCTGATTCTCAGCCTCATTAAGCGGCAGTGTAAGAAATTTGAACACCAAGAAGACGGGCATCAACTGCCAAAGAATCTCCTGCGGCATCAGCATCACGATAAATCTGAATCTGAACTGGAATATTGGCAGCAGGAGAACCGCCAATTGTAACCGCACTGGTTGCTCCGCTGATGTGCATATCATTTGCAGCCAAAAGCGTGTCAGTAACAGTCTGAGCAGTACCAAATGCTGTATCAAGTGCGTCATCATCAGCAAACGCCCTTCCTTGAATGCCCCAAATTACATCACCAGAACCACTTGAAGCAGTCCAATAAAACCTAGCCGTGATTGTGCTATTGTTGTAGTTGCTTGGAAGCACAACTAGGGCCTGGGCAAACTCGTCAGTGGCAGGATCAAACAGCAATTGGTCAAAGTTCTGTTTGTTCGTGCTAGTTTCAACTGAATCAACTCCAACTCCAGTTGTTGTGCGAGGAATGAATGCACTAGCAGGAATCCAGAAATTTGCAGGAGAACTTGTTACTCCAATTGCAGAACGAATGCCAGCGGCATCTGCTGCTTGCATCATCGTATCAACTGCGGATGAAACTGTGAGATTAGGCATTATGGTCTATTGTAAATAGAGCTTCCGTCTGGACGATTAAAATATGAGGTTCCGTCAGTCCTAAGATAAGTGCTTCCAGCAGGAGGTGCTGCTGCACCAACCTTTCCATTGAAAACCGTTATTGCTAGGCTGAGAAACTGCATTGCTTAAGGCAGCTTGTATGCACGAACCTTGCCGCTGGTAAGGGTAAAGGCAGTGATGCCAAGACCGTTGTAGATAACAGTGCCAGCAGGGATGGCAAAGCCAGTCATCACATCGCCAGTCTTGCCATTTTCCGTGAATGCGCTAAAGGTAGCGTCAGAAAGGACTTGAATGGCATAGAACTTGCCAGTCACGGCATCCGTTCCAGTTTCAACGACTACTCCGTGACAGGCACCAGCGGCACCAGTGATGTTTACATTGTTAAGCATGGTTTTATTTAGTTAATAGGTGAAAACTTGCATTCTTCGAACCTGACCTTCACTGCGAAGAACGCGATCAACCTGCATCATTTTTGCAGCTTCCGCTTCCTGCTCAGCAAGTGCAGCAGAATCAAACTGAGACTCAGAGCGCAGATAGTCAGAAAACACTCCACGGACAAGCCAATCAGCGGTAAAATAGGGAATCTCAACCTTACTCCACTTTGCAGCGGCAGTGTTTGGGCTTTCTCCTTGTGAAGTTGCCGCTAGGCAGGTGTAAAAGTTGCCAGTGCTGGCAGAAGTTGAGGAAGGCAAATAGCTTCCAGAGTTGGTTCCAGTGTCGAAATAAATCTGTGCGCCAACAGAGTAATTTGCGGTTCCGCTAAACGGTTCACCGAACAGATTGATCACAGGCAAGCGGTACTCAATGAAGACTGGATCAACGGAGTCCATTACAATGACTCTATCATTGGTTCCGTCATTGTCCAAGTACCAGCGGACATTCGTTGCCCTTGCTGTCACCCTTGGATTGTATCGGTAAACATTCAGAATGTCTCCAAATCCAGCAGGGATGTTCACATACCTAATGTTGTCAACATCGGTCAAAACCGATTGTTGCGAGATTCGGCAAATGTCTGGCCAAGCCTCTTGTTCCCAAATGTCAGCAATTCGTTGGTTGGAAAAGTCACGAACCATGCGAAAGGTCGAGTCCTGGATGACAGTGCGATCCATTCCGCACAATGTCACTGCCCGATAAAGAATCTCGCTGAAGTCAGTGGTTTTCACGCAAACACCTTACGATACTTAACATTCCGTGTCGAGCTTTCTAGTCCAGAAGTCCAGCCAATCGAAATCTCTTTAGTTCCTCCCGAATTAACTTTGCAGTAAGGATTGGCTTTTGCGTAGTCCTTTCTAAACTGCTTGTCATTCCAACAATCGTATCCAAGACGCTGACCCCAATAGTGGAAGGAATCAGGGTCAATTCGCATCTCAAGCTGACCAATGCCGTCAATTGACCTAGCTTTGCGTTGGTTAAGTTGACCAACGGCTTGCGCGTTAGCCTCTGCCATCACCTTTTGAAAGTTCCAACCCGTTCTAAATTCACGAATCAACTGATCGTGAAGTTCATCGGGTATTAGGTCAATCATAGGATGACGGCAGAGGGGTGTTACGCGATGCTAGTCTTACGAGGAGGCAGCAAACTTGCCAAGGCCAAGAGGATTCTTGACCACAAGGCCAGCCACAGCCTTAATCAGGCGGGCAGGGCCACCACCAGCATCAGGAAGTTCCGTCACTTCGGGCATATTGGTATAGCGAAGTTCCAGCAAGTCCATATCCAGCACATAGCCACGGAAGGCGTTAGGCAGGAAGGTGGAAGGATGCAGGCGCAGGCTACCAAAGTCACCGTTGAACACATCAACCGAGGCGGAATACACATCGGAAGAAGCGTCACGGCTCAAGGTACGGATGCTCTGGTACTGGTTGGTTCCAGAAGCGGTGGTCGTGTACAGCAGATTGCTGAAAGCGCGCTTGAGGCTTGTTCCAACCACGGTGTCATAGGTCTTGAACTGACCAGTCTGACCGTAGATGCTGGTCAACACGCCCTGGGCATCGGTTTCAGCGAAGGAACCAGTGGCAGTGGTGTTGATGCTGGCCGAAGGAGTGCGGAAAGCAGAGGGGACAGGGTTAAGAGCCTGTGCGCCGTTCTGAATCCAGCTACCAAGACCACGGGTAAGGTAAGGAACCGTACCGTTGTCAGCCTGCATATCGTTGTCGCTGGACACGGTAAGTTCCATGTCACGCTTCAACAATTTCAGGCTCTTGGCGATCATGCCTGCGAGTTCATCGCGCAGACCTGCAACGATGGAAACATCCACAGCCAAAGGAGACACGCGGATAGCGCGTTGGAACACTTGGATGTAGTTGTTGATCAGCGCACGACCGCTGTTGAGGTTTTCATAGCTGGAAACATCCACACCGTCAACGCTGCCAGTGCTGACAGGGGAAGGCATATTATCCGCCTGCCACTGGAGGAGGGTATTTCCTGGCTTTGGGGAGCCTTTGGGAACCATCGAGACGATGGGCGTATCCTTGGCATCAACCAAGGAGATGTAATCGGCAAGGTCTTCGCGCTTACCGACCTGAGTGCGTTCAAAAAGAGCGGCCATAATAGTTTATTGAGTTGAGTTTTTTGGGGTTTTGATTACAGGAACCTTTCTGCAATTAGTGCTTTGAGACTCCTTTCATCGGGTGATTTTCTGAATTGCGCTTCGGCGTTCATAACCTTGGCTTTAGAAGATGTGACTTCTACTGGCGTTGCTGCTGTTTTAGGAGCTTTCGGAGCAAACTTGACTGCCTGTTTAGCCTTGCCTTTTAGCTTGCTTTCCCTGAGCTTCCGTCCTTCGATCAGGTCTCCAAGGGAGACTTTATAATCTGGGAACTTCTTAATCTCTGGGAACTCACGCAAAAGAGCGTTAGCGTACTGGTACTCTCGACTGCTACGATCCTTCCAAAACGGATAAGCCTTGTCTGCTTCAGCATCAAACTGCTTTTTGGCGGCAAGATACTGCAACTGAGCAGGCAAATGTTCTTCAATGGCATCAACAGCGTTCATTTTAATCCTCCGCATATCTTCTGCGGAGTATTCAACTTCTTCACCATCCTTGCCTTTGACAACAGCACCGTCTAGGTTTTCCTCTGCCCATCTGCGGACTTGTCGGGCGTTTCTGATCTCCTGATGCACTTCAGCCTCGTCTTGGAGATTGAAGTACGGATTCAAATCCTTTCCGACTGGAATAACTTCTTTCTCAGGCTTTTCAGTCTTTGACTTCAGTTCTTCCGTTTGCTCAGACAGTTCATGAAGTTTTGCTTCCAGTTCCTTCTTCTGCGCTACGAGTTTATCAATGCGCTTCTGAACTCCTTTTGGCATCTTCTTGAGGTCATCCTTGGCCTCATCTTCCTTGTCCTCGTCTTCGTCCGCTTCTTCAGCGTCTTCTGTTTCGGTTTCGGGAGATTCGGGTTCTGATTCCTCCGACTCAGTTTCCTCTGCTTCTTCAGCCTCAGGAGCTTCGTCTTCGGTTTCATCCTGTGTTTCAGCCTCAGGTTGCTGCTTTTCTTCGTCAGCGAAAAGTGACTGCCTCAGAAGTTGACTCAGGGCGGCTTCGTCCAGAGGCTTCATCGGTTCCGTGATTTTGGAAGGTTCACTAACCTCGGTTTTGGGTGTTGGCATAAGCAGAAGGTTTAATGACCATTCAGAGGTCTAAGAAGGACAGAGTTTGAGATACTCAGAAACTATGTGAAAAAGTAAGTTAGTCTTGAGGTGCGTCAAGACTCAATTCAACAAGAGCTTTTTCGGCGTATGTTTCAATGACTGAACGAAGGTCAATGATAGCAGCAACCTGTCCTGCGTACCAAGCACGGGTTTCCCCAGTGTTTCCAACATCAACAGCGTTTGCTAAAGCGTGGTTTTGTTCGGTCTGCATAACTGCCCACAAAGCCTCAAAGAAAGCCTTTGGGCCTTGTTTAAGTGTGAAAGCCTCGATTACTTTATTCTCGTTCATGCTGTTGGTTGTCCTGGTTGCTGCTGTCCAAACTCAACTGGCGAGACTCCAAGCCTGCCAATTTGAGCGTTCTGCTGCTGCATCATGGACATTTGTAGGTTCTTGACATAGTTCTGCATCAGGGCTTGGAACACTGGGTCTTGCTGGGCGGCAGCCTGGGCCTTTGGATTCTTCGCCATAATGTCTTGGGCGTACTGCAAGCGAACCTGAGCAGAAGGATCGTTTTCCTTATACAGAGGCTCATTGCCAAGCATCATCTGCCCAATGTCAGACTGAACCTCTCTGAACATTTGCTGGCTTGCGTCTGCTTGGTTCATGATCAGATCACGGGCAGACTCAGGCGCAATGGCTTCAATGATCATTTTGATCATAGCATTGCGGTTGAGAACACCGCCAGAATCAAGGGGAACAACGAACTGTGCGATTGCCTGCAACTTCTTGGCAACCAAGTCATTATCAAGACTTTGGATATTAAAGCGAAGCATGAAATCAAACCCGCTTCCGATCTCGCTCATGCTGCTAGGAAGCTGAACTCCGCAAATGCGGAAGACTTCTTCTGGCGGCATATACTGTAAGCAAAGGGCAAACATCTGGTTATAAATCTTCGCCCAAGCGGTTAGCCAGCGGTTCACCAACTGCTGCTGCATCAGTTGCGACTTAATCTGCGGAACTGTAACCCTGTTAAGTCCGAAATAGTTGGCGTGGTTGTTCTCAACTCGCTCAATCAGGTTGAAAGCAGTGGTTGGCGCACGACTAGGAGCCTCAAGCCAAGTGTAATCGTTGGCGTTTGTGACTGGAAGTTGCACCCCTGGGCCAATCTTGTTGATCTGTCCGATGCGCTTAACCACCTTCATTGGCGGCAGCGTTTCAAAGGCGGTACGATCTCTGATCGAGTCGTGCTGGGCCTTGATTTCATCCTGATCCGTCATTGAAATCTCAGGGATTCCACGACTTTCAGTGATTGGTCGGCGCAGAACCTCACGCTTGAACTCAATAAACGGATACTCGCCATGGGCATAATCCAGCAGTTCATGCTTAGCGTACAATTCCTGACCAACCAGAGGTGAAAAGACAGTGCAGTAGATGGCAGGAACGCCATTTTCGTCTAGCTGGCGAGTGTAGGCGTACACAATCTCAATCAGGTTGTCCTGCCTGATCACTGGACTAGCTGTTAGGCTAGTGATCGTATCCATTGGGTTAGTGTACCAAGACTGCTTACCAGCAGTGGTTGCTGCTTCCTCAACAAAGTCCTTATCCCAACCATCCTCATTGATGTTTGACCGAAGCTCAACCTCGGTCATGTAAATGCGGCGGAAGATGACGCGAGCTTTTTGCAGGTCAATCGTCTCAGGAGGAAAAGCAACCTCATCAAAAGGTTTCAAAGCAGTTACGCTAGGAAGATTGCGGCTCACATAGCTTTCCTCAATCTCTCCTTCGCCAGTTTCGCGTAGGTCTTTGACGAACTTCTTAATGTCCTTGATCTTGAAGTCTGGCAATACCATTGAAATCAACTGCACTGCCTGATCCTGAGCCTCTGGATTCGCAATTAACTCAGGAAGTTGCAATAGAGTCTCGCTTCCAGACTGTTGAGCAAGACCAGCAATTTCTTCCATGCTGATCTTTTGCATACGCTTGCTTATCTGCTGATCCCAGCCAACATTAAACACTGTCCAGCCGTACTGGTTGGCGTACTGCGCTCCAAGCTCAGCCTCACGAAGCAAATCATTGCGAAGCTTTTGCTGGGTGACCCAATTCATCAGGGTATTAGCACCAGAAGCGGTTGCCATATCGTTCATCTCTGTTGCAGAGACAGTCAACTGACTACGCTCAAAGCTGGTCGTCATCAGACAAGCCAACTCATTAATCGTTGAATCAACAAGGCGATTGCGAACATCTGATGCTCCCTCAAAAGGAAATGCCTGACGGTTATTTGGCAGATTCTCAGAGTGTTTCTTGCCATCGTCAGACTGTCCAGCCCAACGGCAAAAACGAATGTCATCAGCAGAGTTAAGAGCTTCAAGCTCACTGGTTGTATAAAGGCTGCGGGTCAGTTCCTTTGACAATTCTCCCACATCTGGCTTTGGCGAGTAAAACGCAAGCTTGTCTCCGTTGATATACTTTTTTTCCATGTTTAATAGCTCCCGATTTGTCCTTGAGGTTGGTAAGTAAGGTTGTTGGCGTGGGTCGGATTCATTACAGCAAGATAACGCAGAACATCTACAGGGTCTTTAGTAGCACCCTTGTCTCCGTCTGCTCCTGTCCACTCTCGCAAAGAGTAGATAATGTTCTTGCATTCTTCACTGACATACAGCTTAGGCTCATTCTCAATAGCAAGCAAGGGTTGGTCTTTGTCCCATGCAAGCCAATCGTTGATGATGCTAACTCCATCTTCCACTCTTAGCCCCGCAGCAGGAGTAAACCACATCGGCTCAGGGTCTTCTTGCAACAGGTCAATGAGGCTTGTTCCTCCTTCTTTGCCAATGGCTTGAGTGCCACCTGCTCTTGGGTCAATGAATCGGTCTGATATGTCTTCGTCTCCTTCTAGTTCACGAATTAACGCTTTGTAATCGTTGATTCCTCGGCCTGCTCCGTTTCGTTGAGCCGTTCCAGGCTTTCCGTCCGTCTTATCGCCTGGAATTGCCCATTCTCCTAAGTCAATCCCTGGCCATTCACGGTAAATGAACTTCCTGCCGTGTTCGTCCACTCTTAACCAGAGCATGAACCAGTTTCTAGCCCCTGCTGGGTCAACTGCCATGTAATTTGTTCCCTTCTCAGGGATTTGGCTTGCTGGTATGACATTCCACTCTCCAAACTTAGGAAACTGTGACCCTGCCAAGCTCTCAGCATATCCGTAAGCACGAATCTTGACCTCGTAGTTGGTTCTGCCGTGCAAGGCTCTCTTGATTTCATCAAACGGACTGTACTTGTTAAGCTCGGAATGGAACCAAATCACCCTGCTTGACGGATTTCTGCACTTAGCGATGTGCGGCATCTCTCCTTTCGGCAACCCTGGGACATTGATCGTGTCCTTGAGCATCGAGGCTGGCAGAGACTTGGTAATCATCATGCCAGACACAAACTCCTTAACCACCGATGTATAGCCTGAGATTGGCGTGAAGGTCAGGATGATTTTCCCTCGCCTTGTGGCAGTACGATAGCGCAGAGTTCTAAGCCAATCTGCGTTGATTTCTTCGTCAATCCAGATCAAGTCAACTTCGCCACCTTCGATGACCTTAATGTCCTGCGATTGGTTCAAAAACCAGCACTGAGAACGGTTCGGAAGGACAAAAGTGTTGTCTGTAAAGCCGTTTTTCTGCGTGAAACCAATGTTGGTGATCTTTGACTTCTTAGCGTTCTTGAACTCAGCAGGTAGGTACTTGTAAACAATGGGCTGCTGCATCTGAACGCTGCTCATGTTGGTGGTATGAACGCACCAAGCTCGTTTCCCAGGGTTACGGCTCAAGAACTGAGCAACTCTTTTCGCTGCGTATTCAGTCTTTGAGGCTCGGTTACCTCCAAAGATCATCAGATCGGAAACAGCAGGGTCTTCAATCAGTTCATCTGCCGTCTTCCAGTGCGGAGGCTCGTAGCCGTGCCGAAACGGGTCCATGTGTTCCGCAAGGATTTTATCCTCACGCAACTGCAAAAGCTCACAGGCTCGTTCAATTCCCTTGTTTTTGACGATTGCAGCGATTTGCTCTGCCGTAGGCGCAACCATAATAGGATGCGGCGTGGGCTGATAACCCTTTAGGGTTTCCTTGGTGACCTCTTTGAAGAACATCTAAGCCACTCTAGCGCAAGATTCAGGCCGTCAAGACCTGCTCTGCGTCACCACTTAATTTTGTTTGACCAATATGCTGCGCTCATCTTGCCTTTGGCGATGTTCTCAGCATGACGGGCTTGGAAAGATTCACGCCTGTTTCGGCTACTCTCACTCTCGCCCTTCCTGTAAGGACTTCCAGACACTCCCTGTTGGCCAAAGCGTCCTTTGGTCATGGTCAAAATTGTTTTACTAGAACCCAAAGAGAGTTTTTAATCTTAATTCCCTGCCTCTCAAATTTTTCTCTGCAATCTTTTGCATTGTGAATGAACACATTTTCTGATTCAGAGTCTTCTACTGGAAAACACCAACATGATTCATGAGCAAAATGAGGTGGTTCATTATCTCCTACTGGTATAGAATGGATATTCATGCTGGGAGAGTGAAGGCGAGAGCGAATAGCACCGTGAAGTACAGTGTGAACAAGATGCACCAAGCGATGATCCTTGCTTCGATCTCTAGGAACCTTTCTTCCACTTCTTGCTCGGTGATGCCGTCTTGCTCGGACTCCATTTTAC